TTGCAGATGCATACAAAGAGGCATACTCAAAACTGATAGACCTCTTGCCAGTACCAACTACTGGTAACGATTAAAAATAACTTCATATTTATTCTTGAGAACATCTGCAGAGAAGTTCTCGTAGCCAATGTGGTAAGCTCTTTCTTTTTGTTGGAGCTTACCATTGCTATTTATATAGTCGTCTATTTTTCCAGCAAGATCTTTAATATTTGCCTGGAACATTTGGATACGAGTCTTAGTTTTAATATATCCATAGTCATGTGATGGAACAAGCCATTCGTTTGGCAGAACATAATTATTTGGAGATATATCTGTCATAAAGACTGGTAGACCACTCATTAAAGCTTCATTCATTGGGAGACATAGCCCAGCATATCTTCTAGGTAAAACCATTGCGTCATAGCCAGAGTACATATCCTGACGATCTTCTACGTTTTCAGTAACAACAGTCAGCCTACTATCATTAAAAGTCATTTTCAGGGGTAGTTGTGTATGCACCACTAATTCATAATCGCTCCTAGAGTGCCTCAGCATCTCTAGAACATCCATAGTTCCATTACGATCTCCTGCTGCAGGCTTACCAGCTATATGTAAAATCCTTTTGTGATCTTTTGAAAGATTGTTTTCTTTTGCATCTGCAAATAAATTTGATGTGGTAGGTGGTGGAAGATGGTGAATCCCTTCGACTAGATTGCCAACCTTATGCTTCATCTTGTCAAAGTACCATGAGCTTGGAGACAATAAAACATCTGGAAGTGCAATAGTCCTGTCAGTTAGATATCCAAACAGTTCGTAGTTGTACTGTAAATATGTTTTAACATTCATTCTTCTTGCTATGTGTGGCAGACTATTGTTATAGAATGTTTCACAGCTTATGACTGCATCTAAGTCTGTTAGAAACTCTCTAACCTGTTCATCAGTAGGTGTACCATTCACATTATATGTATTGTATTCGCTATATATTGATGGATTCTGTGCAATTGGATTGTACCCAGAAAAGTCTATGACCATAACCTTGCTAGGATTTAGCATCTTTACAAGCTCTCTTGTTTGATTGCCTAGACCTGTATTATCACACCTAGCAATTATACCTATTCTCATGCCTCTGTAAGCCCCCAGGCTTCATCGTCACTAGTAAACTTTCTTAGGTTTCTTCTTCCATCTAGATTATTTACTACTCGTATATCCTTGCCTAGTGGATTATATAGCCATAGTCTGTGATCATCCCACTTCTCTGGAGTTTCGTGGCAGTCAGAGAATATCTTTCCATAGAACTTATCCTCAATAAATAGATTAGGAGTTGTATTTGGTAAGACCATATTTCTGTAATAGCTGACACGAGATATATGTGGCTGTTGACTCCACTGAAAGGTTTGAATATAGTTTCCATCTTGTTCAAACATAAGATACTCGTGATCTGGCTCTATCTTATGATTATATGAATAGAATCTAACGGTATATGCTTTATCATATTCAAACATATCCATTATTTCATTCCAGTTTACTTCTAGATCATCTTTGAGTGCGATATCACCCTCAATGTAGAACATTAGTGGAGTGCTGATCAAATCTATAGTCTTGTGCATCATGTTAGATTGATGCTCATGCTTGTCAAAAATAACTGGAAGCACATTGTTCCATTCGTGTAGACACTTCCATAATACACGACTCTTATATTCATCATATTGATCTTTTCTATGAGCCTGTTCTTTTCTCAATCCATCTACTTGTAAAATGATTTCGTTGTTTGGAAAGTACTGTCTTACGCCACGAATAACCTCGTCAATAATCTCTGTGCTTGGATGTACAGGACTAACTGATGTTGGAATAACTATTGTTACATTTTCAATGTTCATTTATCTGCTCCATAATCTTGTTTGCAAAATCTCTTTTATACCTTATCCACCATGCAACTAGTCTGTGTAGATTAGCTGGATAGTCTTTTAGTATGCCGTCTATCATTTTTTGAAGATCATTCCAATCATTTGTTTTTTCAATTTCATTTTCACCAAATACAAATGTCCAGAAATCAAATGGCTCATTAGACGAACTCTTTATGTCACCAATAGGAATAGCCATCATCTCTATAGATTCAAAAAATCTAAACGAGTCAATAGAGGCTACACCAGCAGGGCATGGAACAATCCTAGATTGAGACAATAGCTTGTAGTATTCCTCTGGTCCATAGCCTTGAGTAAATCCTGCTGTAGGATTGAACAAAGAATTTTTTATATTTGGCATAACTTCTGCCAACTCTCTTCTTCTATCATGCGTGATCTGACCAGAGAAAAACGCATCATATATTTTTTCAGGGTACTCAGGAATAAAGTCACCAATTCTACTAGGTGATCCAACAGGCATCTTATAATAGTTCTTATGCTTTTTATATGGGTATTGAATCCATATCTTAATATCTGGATGTGATATCTTTTCAACTTGAAATACACCAAGTTCATCTGATGTAATGAATAGAACAACCTTGCCTATCTTAGAAAGCTCATTAGATAGTTTTTCCTCATGTTCATACCACTCAAAACCAGGAGCAATAACGAATGCTCTCTCTACTTCTGGTAAAGATCTAACTTTCTCTACTGCAACATTATTTTTATCGAATGCTTCTTTTATAAAACCAAAGTCCCACTTATCATCAGCGAAGCCATGTTCGCCATGAGATATTGAGTATGCTTTATGTGTCATAATGCTTCTCCTATCTTTAGTTCTTTTAAGATAGAGTTCCATCTATTTACATATGTGTGATTCTCTATAGCATTCTTATGACCAGCAAGTCTAATTGTTTCTCGCTCGTCTTCATTCTTTAAATAGTAATCTATTTTTGATTTTAGATCTTGAAGATTGCCATGTTCGTAATAAACTATTTCTTTACCATCTTCAAACCAATCGGTAATGCCCTCAATGCGAGGGTAGATAGTAAAGCCACCACGACCAGTAGATTCAAATAACCTATCTGAAGAATAGTATGGATAGTTAAAGTTAAGGTTTAGTGTATCACCAATAGCAATCTTTGACTTAGAATAGATTCTATTTAGATCTCTACCACGAACAATGCCAGTATCACCATCGCCACCAACATGTAAGAATTTGTTTCCATATGTCTCTCTCAAAAAGTCTATGAGTTGTGGTCTATATGGATACTCTGGATGATATCTTCTACTTCCTACAAAGATTATTTCATGGTCAAAATGCTCTCCATCATATTGCGAGTGCATGTATGCCTCTTTGTCATATACTGCAGCTGGCAGGAAGTGTCCTTTGACATTTGTGTTTTCATTAAACCAGTCAGCCATTAGTTTATCTACTGTATAGAAATGTTGAATGTGCTTATAGATTGGGTCAACAGCAAGATCATCCTGCCTCTTGAGACCAAACCAAAGATCAAGATGATATGTCATAGTTGGTATGCCAAGATCTTTTAGTTGTTTGAGAACATGTTCCATACCCATTCTTCCAGGGGTATTCCATCCATGAGTATGTACCCAGATAAATAGATCAGAGTTACAAGCTACCTTGAAAACCTTCTCTGAGTTAGCCTGAGTCTCTTGTAGCCTATAGACTGTATGTCCCATAGACTCTAGTGTTTGTGCGTGGTGTGTCTCTGTGGAATAGTCAACTTTAAAGTTTCCTAAGAAGGCAATTCTTGCCATGTTACTCCAATTCTGTATACATTAATTTTACCATATTAGATATTTAGTGGTACAATATAAGTGTCCCCCATGCAGGCGTCGCTCTTAGGATGGATTAGTTACCCTATTATTTAAGACCGTGGCCTTCTGCAGGTAGAATCCTGTGTGGGGGATTTTTCATGATATAATATTGGTATGCCATATCATGTAGGAGAAAAGGGTTCATACGGTTGCTCAGGCTATCCTGCCCTCAAAGACGATGGAACCGTAATGGGTTGCCACAAGACAGCTGAAGAAGCTGCAAATCAAATCTACGCAATCAATGCTAGCGAAGGCAACGTTGATGCTAAGTCTCGTCACAATGGTGATGAAGAAGAGGAACGTATGGGTCGCCACCGCAATGAAATGCATAAATATGCCATAGTCGAGGGAGACTATGTCATGGGAATGACCGTTGAGGGTATGGTGATTGGTCAGGTTGAACACGTAATGACAGAGGGTGGTACTTATGGTACGCCAAACACTGAATATGCAGTTGAGTCAACACCAGAAAATCCAGCTATGGCTGTTAGAATTTTTGAAGAAGAGGATGGTATGTACTATCCAACAGCATACTCAATTGGTATGCTAATGATGGATGCTAAGAAGATTCCAGATCTTCCAATTGGTGAAGATGAAGATCAAGACGAAGAAGATATGGGTAACGACCTTGAGCGTTTTGCCAAGGCTGACACATTCACACCAACATCTGGTATGAAGTCTGCTGCTACTAGAGCACTTCGTTGGAAGAAGGAAGGCAAGGCTACTGGTGCAGGAACACCTGTTGGCTGGGGTAGAGCTACAGATATCGTAGCAGGAAGAGCAATGTCTCTATCTACTGTCAAACGTATGTACTCATTCTTCTCTCGTCATGAGGTAGACAAGAAGGGCAAAGACTTCTACAACACTTCTAATCCTAGTAATGGTAGGATCATGTGGGATGCGTGGGGTGGAGATGCAGGATTCTCTTGGTCTCGTGGTATTGTAAATCGTATGAAGGATAAGGCCCTATTCTCTGACTTTGGAAAAGACTACACAAAGTCAGACAGAATGGTTGTTAAGGCTATTGGTGTTGGATCAATGGTTAGCTGGAATTCTTCTGGCGGTACAGCAACTGGAAAGATTACTAGAGTTATTCGTAATGGCTCATACAATGTACCAGGAACAGATGTAACTGTAAGTGGTACTCCAGATAATCCAGCTGCAGTAATTAGACTTTATCGAGATGGCAAGCCAACTGACACAATTGTTGCACATCGAATGGATACTCTGAGGGCTTCCTAATGGCTACTATTGTTGATATTGACGATACGTTGCTAAGATATGGTGATCAGCCAATTAAAAGGACTATTGAGTACATAAAAACTCTTCGTGGTCCTATCTATATTGTTACTGGTAGGTCGCCAAAACAACGTTCAGAGACTGTACGTGCTCTAAGAGCCGCTGGTATACGATACTCAAGACTATACATGAATCCTGGACCAATGTCAGATAATGAGTATAAGGGTGAAATGGGAAGAAGACTAAAGGCTCGTGGAGCAACTTTAGCTATCGAAAACAATCCTGATGCCAGAGAACAGTATAGGAAAGCTGGTCTTAAGACTTTAGATCCAGCAAAGCTTCCAGACATGTCAAAGTTCTGGACACTGGGTTGACAATTGCCTCTCAATGCTATAAGATTATAGAACAACTATAACGCATTAGGAGAGACAATGCATACTGATGAACTGCTAGAGGTAATGTTCGGCACTGAGCATGTTATTGCTGAACTATTCTGGAATATTATCTTTGGTATCACTGTGTACCTATTCTCAAAAGCTGTTGCACTACGCAAGATTCACAAGTACGTGGACAGCAAACATGGTGTAAGCCATGATAAGAATGATTACTAAGGAGATAGATGGAAAACAATATTACTAAGATTGAGAATCACTACCACGTCAGCGTAGATGATTTTATAGCAAAGATAGCACTAGAAGAAAGAACTAGGCTTGTAGATGTTCTGAAAGAGAACAATATCATTGTTGAAGTAGATGGCGAACTTTTTGGGGTAGCCTATGATAATTGGGATTCACGAGAAGATGAAGACCACCAGCCACAGATCTCACTAAAGAAAGTTTCGTAATGGCAGAACATAAAACAATCCCAGTACTAGACAAGGGCTATGTCAGTCTAGTTAATGTTATGGGTAACGACCTGTCTATCGTAAATGCAGCTCGTGTATCTTATGATAAAGAGTCTGACGAATTCTCAGATCGAGACGAGAAGCTTCTAGAGTTCTTAGTACGTGAAGGTCATACATCACCATTCCGTCACGCAGCAGTTACATTTGAGGTTTATGCACCACTATTTGTAGCACGACAGTGGTGGAAGTATGCTGTTGCATCGACACACATTGACGATCAGAATGGCTGGAATGAATCCAGTCGTCGTTATATTACAGAAGAGGAGCAGTTCTATGTTCCACTAGATAATGAGTGGCGTAGTAAGCCTGAGAATTCTAAGCAGGGTAGTGGAGAGCCTCTCGAAGCAAGCCTTGGTGGAGAGTTTACAGATAAGTTAATCAAGACAATTAGTCTTGGAACAAGTCTTTACCACGAAGCTATGACCGCAGGTGTTGCACCAGAGATTGCTCGTCTATTCTTGCCAGCATATGGAATGTATGTACGCTGGCGTTGGACAGTATCTCTACAAGGAGTAATGACATTCCTTGAGCAACGTATGGAGCATGACGCACAGGTAGAGATTCAACAATATGCTTTTGCTGTGAAAGACCTTGTAGCAGAGCATTTCCCAAATAGTTTTAAGGCATTGCATATTCAAGGATAGGATGGTAAAATAGAATATGAGTGAAAACAGTTATCCCCGATCATACTTTGAGGAGATTCCCCCAGAGATTGTGGTTCCAGCAACAGAGGTAAAGCCAAAGGCAAAGCGAGCATCTCGTAGTCGTACAGCTAGCAATACAAAGCGTCGTCGTGCAGAGATGTATGAAAAGCAGGAAGCCAAGCGAGCACCAAAGATCCAGATTGACCAGCGAATTGTTTTGTGGACATGGATTACAGGTATCGTAATTGCATTCGTATCATCTGCAATTGTATCCTTTAACGGTATTACATCTGTAGCAGAGTTCGTAGGACTATCTGCAGAATGGATGGCAGGACTATTCTTCTTCTTCGTAGAGCTTATGTATCTGCTATTCCTAATTGCGTACCTTGTTCTTGGTTCTCGACTAGATGAAAATGGTAAGCCAGAGAAGACTATGGGTGCAGTTGTTGGAATGATTGGCTTCGCTGCTATTGCAGTCTTGGCTAATGCGTTCCACACACTTGACTACTGGGAATGGAACTGGACAGAGCCACGTATGTGGGCTGGTGTAGTCCTTGCAGTGTCAGCACCAATCGCTATCATTAGTGCATCTAAGATGGCATCTCGTGTTGTATTTGCCAAAGCAATCAAAGTTTAGGGAGTAATAGATGATTATTGGTTTAAGTGGTTACGCACAAAGCGGTAAGGATACAGTCGCAGACTACCTAGTAAAGACTCATGGATTTACCAAGGTAGCATATGCAGACCCAATCCGTGAAGCACTATTTGAACTTGACCCAATCGTTACTGTTGCTAATGGTATGCAAGTAACTCTTAAGCCAGTAATCGATCTATACGGATGGGACGAGGCAAAGACATTGTTTCCAGAAATACGCAGACTTATTCAAAGATTTGGTACAGAGGTTGGTCGTGAACTATGGCATGAAAATTTCTGGGTACGCCAAGCATTTGGAAAGTTTGACCATAACAAAGATAACATCGTAATTACAGATGTTAGGTTTACTAATGAAGCAGCTGCAATTCGAGGTACTGGTGGACCAATTTGGCGAGTCGTTCGTAATGGTGTTGGACCAGTAAATCCTCATTCATCCGAGGTAGCACTAGATAATTTTAATTTTGATGCAATCATTGATAATAATGGAAGCTTAAAGAGTCTGTATGCTACCGTAGATAGTCTTCTATAGGCTATCTCATTCCCTAGTATCCCCTCACTCTTATAAGGTGTAGAAAGGGTAATCGGTACATGTGGGTTCAATCCCCACCTAGGGAACCATCCCTCTGTAGCTCAGTGGATAGAGCATAGGACTTCTAATCCTTGTGTCGCTGGTTCGAATCCAGTCAGGGGGACTCATACTTGGATGGCTCAGGAAACAGCTTATCCAAAACGGTATTCTTTAAAAATTCAAAATTGTAATCACTACCAGAGATATATGGCTCAGTAGATATATCTATTAGATTCTTTGCTCTGTCTTCCAGGGTCTCATTACTATGAATCTTTATATCGCTATGCTTAGTGCCACCAACATTATACTGATTACCATAGTGTGATCGCCACAGTGCAGTTGAATTAAGAACAGGTAAAAGTTTTTCTCTGTTCATGACCATTGGTACATGTAGTTCGTAATCAAGTGGATCAGCAATACCACTTCGTCTTATTACATTGTTGCTAAGTATTAGTAGTCTTATATACCCAGCATTTTGTGACTTAATGTTTTGAAGACTTCGTATTCTTTCTACAAGTGTACCTGTGTACCACATTGGAATTTCTTTTACAGGATTGATTACAAAGAAGTCGTCATTCATAAGTACAAAATCATTTGTAATGTTATTATTTAAACACGCAACTCTAAGTTGTTCACGAACATTTGCATATGACTTTTTTGTTTGTGCGACAGGTATAAAATTTCCTGTGTACCAATCAGGCTTGCCACCTACCACCCAAACATTTCCAGGTGGCATATTCTTTTCGATTGATCTAATTGAATATTTTAATTCTTCGTTGTCGCCTTCACGACAAACATAAACAAAGTCCATTTACTCTCCAATAAAAGTATACATTATTCTGATATAATTGATGCAGGATGACAATTACACAGCACCTACCAGACCTACAAAAGTATAAAGAGGAGTGTGGCTGTGCCGACTGTGGTGTTATGTACCCACACTATGTTCTAGAGTTTGATCACAGACCAGGACATAGGAAGGTTGGAAACGTTTATCGTGTACTGAAGAAGTACGGTCCTGACAAGGCATGGGATGAAGTAGCCAAGTGTGACGTAGTGTGCTCAAACTGTCATAAGGCTAGAACACATCAAAGAGAACAAGAATTACTAAAGAGTATTTCTAGCTAAGGTCTTTTGCACAAATAAGGCAGTTGCCTTCGCAGTCTTGACAAATATCATTCATCTTATAATTATACTCTAGGTTTGATTCATTCTGAGTGCATCAGCAATTGATTCACAACCACTTATGAATCCGACCATCCATGCTCTTCTGATTTCTTCCGAGGGTATGTAGCCAAATGTGCTAATGTAATCATCTAAAAACACTAGCATATACTTATCTACAATAGAGTCCATATCTTCTTTACTAAGCATTATCTATGTCACCAACACAAGCGGTACAAAGATCTGTCCATAGTTCGTCTACAACGTCACCACATCTATTACATTTCATACCTTAATTTTACCACACGGTGTTGACACAAGTTTCAATATGCTATATACTTATAGCATGAGTAGTTTACGATGGCTTGTAAAAAACCACGGTAGCGTAGTATCAATGCATCGTTATGAAGGTGAAGCAATTAAAGCAGCAATGTTCTATAACGACGAATACCAAACAGATGAATACTACATAGAGAAGTTTGACAAAAGGAAAGCAGACAATTGGCTAAGAAAAATGAACGAATTCCAAGTGGATGGTGTATGACAGGACATCATAATGAGTGTCCAGTTGAGTTTAGTTTTGGTAGGTGTGTCTGCACATGTCACTAGATAAACGATTTACAAAGCCACCAAAAGATAATCCACACGCTGTATTTAAATATGGTGTCGAGTGCGGTATTGATTTTGAACGTGACCGCATTCTAAGCATTATCAAAGAAGAGCAATGTGATTGCTCAGAAGACTGTGACCGTCTTGATATCAATCTACAATTCTTACTAGACAGGATTAACAATGTGTGAAGCGTGTGACACAATGATGAATTTTAATCCTTATGATGAAGGATTTGAAGCTGGACAACTTGCAGAACAGAATCGCATCATCGCACTACTCGAAACTAAGAGTAGCGAATTTGCGGAAAGTCACGATTGGGCTGACGTTGAGCTATTGACTTACGTTATTTCTCTTATCAAGGAAGATGTAGCCGAACGGCGACAAACGCAAATGTCTGAGTACGGCGACAAAGGAGAGAACGAATGAGCGAACACTCAACACACTGCAGAGATCCTCATTGCTATGGATGTACCTGCACACCTGACTGTGACTACTGGGATGAAGAACAAATGAATGATTATCTCGACCCAGCAACTCTCACGCCCGAAACTCTGTACCGACTCCAAGCTGAAACTTGGGAGCAAGGGGCAACGCATGAGCGTGATCGCATCATTGCACTACTAGAAGCTGAAGCTAAAGTCATATCAGATCAATTCGCTGACTATATCGAGAGTGACTTTATTCATGCGATTATTGAGCTTATCAAGGGAGAAAATAATGGATGAAGAGTTGCCAGAATCAGATTTTACATATGCAAGAAATAAAGAGCGTAAACGCATTGTAGAGGCTATTAGGCAAATGCAAAAACAGCAACACAGTAATTTTATTAGTGGCAATGATCTAATTGATGTTATCTATAATGCACATGAAAAGAAAGATACACCATTCGAATATGAAGGCTGGGACTAATATACCGACATAATTTCGGCGGTATAGCTCGGCGGTAAATAGAGATTACTTCGTAATACATATACAAATACACATAAGGAGAACAATGACAATCAAGAAAGAATATATCGTATTCTCAGCAGAAGGATACAAGTATCACAAAACATTTATGGATAAGAAGGGTACTCGTTCTGTAGCTCTTAATGTTCGTGACGCTCAGTCTAAGGTATATCTTGAGCTTACTATTGATGAAGCAAAACAAGCTATTGAAGATATCAAGAAGGCGATCAAGGAATCAAAGAGGAATAGACCTTTTTGAAATTTTCCAGGGTATAAAGCAATGCCTTCATAATACCTATATATACAATAAACCCTAGTTAGAATACATCCTGATTGGGGTTTTTGTATGTTCAGATAGTCCGATATAGCCAGATAGACCAATATCTCTGAGACCTATATATAGTGGTTCGTAATCCTTTTTGACACAAGATATAGATATGAAATATGGAGTTATGCACAGGTTTATGCCTAAAGGCTAACAAGTTATCCACATTTTATCCACATATATCTTACTGATTATTTTATTATCTGACTGAGATAGAAGGTTTGATTGTTTGTTTGAGTAACTGTGCGCCTATATATGGGGCGTTCGTAATCCCAAACCACTATATCTAGTATCCCCAAACCCCCAAACCATATATCCGATACCCCCCAAACCTCCAAATTGGGCTATCTGGCTATCCAAATATGACCAAATAAGTGTTTTTATATATAGGGAAAATCATGTATTTTGTTTATATATATAGGGATAATTTGTATATTTCAGGGATAATTTGGGATTTTTCGTAATACCCTGCGGACCCCCTCAAATCGGGGGTATATACAAACCATTACTTCTTGAACCACTGATCAGCTATTATATATATAGCCAATATACCTATAAGAGATACAATAATACATATATCCAAAATAGTTTCAAGCATATTTTTCACTCCTTCGTAATAACTTTCAGGCGTATTTTTTAATGGGATCGTAATGTCTTTTATATAGGATTTGGTATGGTTTGGTGGCTGCCCTCGGCGCCCCCAGCTACCCCCCAAACAAGGGGAGTAGCCAAGGATGACACCTAGATACTATCTTGTGCGACTTCTACCAAACTCTCAAACCCTGTATCTTCCTCGTGACCAAATGCCTCTAGTACACCATGCCAAGCCATCTCAACAAAACTTTTTGCGACAGGTTCGAGTTTGATGATACCCTGATTATAGCCAAACGCAAGTGGAAAGCCCATGTCAAAATACTCAAACAAAGGTTCTACTGATTCGTCGTTGCGATAGTTGAGCCATAGGTCTGCCAGTATCTCGCATTGTGTGTCAAATGGTGTCATTATGTTTTCCTTAGTATCTGATAATCTGAATGCCGTCTTGTTCTTTTAGTGACTCGGTTGCTTCGATAAGTGCGATAGCACGATTTAGAGTTAGTGTTCCAATCATGTCTGCCATATATACCGCCACCATGTCAATATCTAATCGAACATCTGATAGCAAGTCAGACATCTTTCTTGCTACTTGTAGTTCTCGTGTGTTGTTTCGGTATTTCATATTACTCCAGTTTAGCAGTTAGGTCAGTCATTGTCAATACCCTGCATCTGATACGGTGGAAGGTTCTCAAGATAATCAAGGATGCGTTGTGGGACATTCTTGTATACCTGCGTGATTGAATAACTATCTAACCAGAAATCTTCATCGGGAGCATAGTCGCCTCCCTCTTCCTCACTAAGACCAAGAGTCATTTGTTCTGCCTCTTCTTGAGTGATATAGATATCTAGCTCAGGTCGCTCCTGGCCTGTACCATACCCTGCTCGGTCCTCGATAATCTCATTAAAGCTAAACATCCATTGCGAATTCTCTCGGGTAGCTTCGACTCCTCGGTCAAGGTTGTGCCACCCTCGGTTCCAGATATTCACATCATATACGTTATCTAATTCAACTCTCATTGTCATCCTTATCTACCTCGCATTCGCTACAGATTGTTACAGGTGTTCCGTCATACCGCTGGTATGGCATCCAAGTGTGTTCTCCCATGTCACACAATGTCATTACATATAAGTCTACATAGTACATCTTGTCCATATCAAATGGCACGGTACATATGTAATAGTTTAGTCTATTGACACGGTGGAATCCACTACTGATACCGCTGTAGTCTCCACCGTCTACCCATGTCCAAATACGATTCTCGGGGGTATCTACAACGATATCCAAGTCTTCCCCATATGTTTCATACATAATAGGATTACCATCAATGTCACAGATTGGCTTGTACTGTTCTACCCATTCCTCAAAGGTGAGGTCTATTATTGTTTCCATGTTACTACCTTACACTAGGGGTACGACATTAGGAATATTGAGAGATGTACTTATCTATCTTGTCAGGTTGGAATCCACTCCACCAGTCTGTGCCTGCATTAACAACAGGAGCCGATTGGAATCCCTCGGCAATTAGACGATCGAGTGCATCTGCATCTTTAGAAATATCGACGGTAACGTATGAGATACCCTTGTTATCAAAGTAACGCTTAGTTGCCTCACACTGTACACAGTTGGGCTTAGTATAAATAGTTGGCTGCATACTCTATTTTACCATGCCAAACTCATAGTCCGATACATATCTTTGATAATCTTGGAAGGCAGTCTCACCATAAAAATACTTTGCTCGCTGTCCTGGGATAGTTACTTTATAAAAGAAATCATCTTCATCAGCTTCATATACTTCTGTAAACTTAGAATGATAGATACGACGCCAGGTCATATCTGATACCTTGGGCTTAGCCATTAGTCCTCCACAATCACAGAAATAACAGCATCTCCACCCTGAAGGTCGCCATTGTGCCACATCTCGTGACCCATGTCTTCAGCCTGGGCTTCATCATCTGCTTCTACTTCAACAAACCAGTAATTACATTCCTCAATTTTGAGGGTATATGTAGGCATTAGAATTTTGCTTCCTCTCCAGTACAGATAATAATCTCATTGTTCTTATCTATAAACACATGCATATTAGGGAACGCATTACCAACAAGGCGTTCTACTTCTTCTACAGTCATCATTCGGTATCCTCCTCTTCTTCGTCATCCTCAAAGATAAGTTCACATTCTACAGATTCTACAGAATCATACTGAAGGTTCTCCATGTAGTATCCAAGTTCCTCGGCTTCAGCCTGAGTCTCTGCTTCGATAGTACCTGAGAATCGTACAATAGTTTCTACATAGTATTGGTTCACAGTAATCCTTCCAGTTGTTCATCAGTTAGGTTATCAATTATAGCAAGACCCTCCGACAGTACCCTGGCCATTGCTTCTTCGAATTCGTTCATATATATAGTATGACACCTATCATAGGAGCATTGCAACTTTTCAGGGTGATTGTTACCCTTTCGTAATCTGGCGTATATTTTTAACTGTCGTAATAGATATTTAATGTTTGTATATCTATAAATGGATCGGCGCCCCCACCACCTCCCCGAAGGGAGGCAGTGAGTGACCGACTAGGAAGCCATAGTCATGTTCTGAACAATCTTGAGAATACGGTTCTTCTCAGCGTTCATAGCAGGGTCAAAGCCAGAAGCGGAAGCCAACACAGATTCGTTGTTACCGTTGCGACCAGTACGATACCAGTCCAACCGTTCCGTGATACCGTTGAGAACACCCCAAGCCGTACCCGAAATAGTGTTGTTGTACTCACCGTTATAGATATCCTCAATGAGTTCCAACTTGGTGTTCCACTTGGACATAGCACCCTTAGCGTCTTTCTCAGGCATGGGGTAGACCTCACGAAGAATCGCTTGGAATTGGTCATTAGTGACCTCAGTCTCAATCATAGCCTGAGCCATCTTGTCAAACTCAGTCATGTATTCGTTAGCAAGACCGAGAGCGATACGAGCCTCATTGACACGACCCTCTGCTGTCTGCGTGTGACGAATCTTAAACGACTGCTTAGCACTACGCCAATGACCTGTGCCACTACCAATAGCCATGTTGAGAGTGTTCGCACATACGACACGCACAGGGGTAATGGAAGCCATGATAGACACGCTACCGTCATGCGAGGTATTGACAAGCAGGTAAGTGTTTACCTTGTCAGATACACCATTAGGGTCGAGGATAGTCTCACGCTCAAGTGCCAGAGCACCAAACACAACACGACCACCCTTGATAGAACCAGCAGTCTCCCAACGACCACCACCGTCTAGCAGGTTGTCACCAAAGGTAAACAGTTCCTCATTCTGAAGCGTGTTGTAACGCTCACCAACGATACCCAGAATGTCTTTCTGACCATCGACGAATGGGTTATCACGAGTAACAAAGTAATTAGTCTTGTCAGATACAAAACCATCGGGAATAGGAATCTCAGACAGTCCGACATTCCAGTTGTCAAGGTGAGCCATCTCAAGCATCTCGCTTGTAGTGACTTCTTCCTCAAATACAGTACCGAGTCCATGCCAAGCAGGTTCTCGCAGGGAAGCAAAAGCGACTTCGCCATTCGCACCCTGTTCCAGTTCGTGTGCCATATGTAGCCTTTCGTTAGCGGTTGTTTAGTTATACTAGTATGACACAGACCACCGACATTTACAAGTCTTGGGGGACATTTTCGTGTCTTCGTAATTCAATTGTTACATTGGATCGGTGGCGCCGCCCCTGGGCATAGAGAAGGAGCAGTTTAAGGACATGCTCAGGTCCATGAGGGTAGGAGCTAAGAAAGGAATTAACAAACCCCTACCCTAGCTTGAATGGCCTTACTCTTCCTCGAAGTCCACAGACTCAATGTCAAAGTCAACATTGCTCAACGAGTCGTAGTTGTAGTCAAGGTCAAACGACGAGACACTTACGTCATAGCGGTCAAGGTTGTCCACGTCATCAAAGATACTCATTTCCAGCTGTCCTGTGAACGAAATGGTTCCTGTAACCGTGACAGTCTTGGTCGGGTTGATACCAATCATCTCAGCAATTTCCTGAGCACCTGTGTTGGTGATTAGTTCCTTGTCAATAAGGTTGACGAGCAACTTCTCAAGACCCTCGACCATATCGGTGTGCTGGCGAGACTGACGGTAGTAGTTCTCTTCCCAACGAGTGTTCTCAGCCTTAGCAGACTCAAGTTGTGCCTCTAAGTCTTTGATACGATAGGCAAGTGCCGTCTCGATACCAAGGTCGTTGTTCTCTACAGGAGGCAGGTCAATGTAGAGAATGCCGTTGTCTTGTTCGTTGTTTTCCATTAGTTGCTCTCCAATTCCTGAAGCATTTCGATAGTCTTGTTCAGTTCATCCATACCCTCTTCACCGAGGCAAACCTCAGCGGAATAGAATGAAGCCATGACAGCAGTCTCTCCAACAAGGGCATAGAGAGTCTGGCGAATCTCTTGCTCAGTCATGGTCATGTGCTCGCTAGCGATAAGACCAGCAAGGCTACGGATGTTGTCATTTTGTACAGCCTCGCGTACAGCGACCTGTAACCCTAGTGCTTTGTCAATCATTCTTTTCCTTTCGTTATGATGACTTTAGTTTATCAGTACCCACCGACAGCCTAGTCAGACAGGTCAGTGATTTGTTCTACCCAAGTGTCGGTTTCGCCCTCTTCGATAAGTTCGTGAGCAGTCTCTCCGTCGATATCAAACTCAGGGTAGTTAGCCTCGTCAAGATATCCCATTCCAACATTCCAGATAGCCTCAGCCTCTTCAGCAGAGTTAGCCTTTACCCAATAGGTAGTGCCATTCATGATTTCATACAAGCCAGTTTTCTTTTCCATATATAGAGTATGACAGATACCACTGACATTATCAAGCTCCAGAGGGGTATTTTGGCACATCGTAACCTATTTGTTATTTGCAGGGCGCTGATCGGCGCCCCCCGAGGGCATAAGGAAACCCCCTATGTTTACCAGCAATCTATCCAGACGCTTCACATAGGGGG